CACATCCGCACCTTCTCGACCGCGTCGCGTTCGGCACGCTGCCGGAGGAACGAGTAGATCCGATCGTACTCCGCTCCGACGTCGTCGCCGTCGCGGAGCGCACGCGTGTACGAGACGCCGCCGACGTCGACGATCGCGAACTTCGCGCGGAGCGGGAGCTTGACCTCGGGATACGAGACCGTGAGCGTGTCGCCGTCGCGCGCGACGAACTCCGAACCGACCTCGACCTCCGCGCCTTCGCGCGTGACTTTCCTTCGACGTTCCATCCCTGCTACCTCCGAACGATCAACGGACCGCGATCCATCGTCCCGCGTCGTCGAGGATCTCGACGTTGCCGCGGTTCCACTTCTTGAACTTCGCCGGAGCATCCGGGAAGACGTTTCGATCCCACAACACGAACAGCACGCCCTCGCGCTTGCCCGGCGCGGGTCGGCAGATTCGCCCGCGAACCTGATTGAAGAACTGCGCGTTGTTCCCGATCGGCGTCGCCATGACGCCAGCCGCGACCGCCGGCACGTCGATTCCGGTTCCGATCGCGTTGTACGTTCCCGCGGCCGCGTCGAGGTCGCCGCGTGCGAGTCGCGACTTATCTTCCGCGAAGCGGACCGCGTTCGGCTTACCGCCCAGCATGAGCCCGGCACGCACGCCCACCGCGAAGAGACCGACGTCCGCGATCCATCGCGCGTGTTCCACGCGATGCGTGAAGACGAAGATCGGTCGCGTACCGTCGGAGACGAGTCGGCGCACGAGCCCGACGAGTTGCGCGTTGCGCTCTTCGTCGTTCGTCGACTCTTCGAGGAACCGATTGAAGTCGCGCTCTCCGCTCGACGCGTCGCGGTACCAATCCGCGGAGAACGTCGTCGGCACGAGACGCACGCGCACCGGCACGATCACGCCGTCGCGTTCGAGTTCGTCGCGCTCGACTTCGTAGAGCACCGAACCGAACTGGTCGTAGACCAAAAACTCTTTCCCGTCTTTCCGCGTTTCGTCCGCGCTGAACCCGAGACGATACCGCGCCGGGAACTCGTCGATCACCGTCTGAAACGTCTTCGCCGCGACGCCGTGCACTTCGTCGACGAGCACCGCACCGAACTCGCGCGCGACCTTGCCCAGCGGGAACGCGCCCGAGTTCAAGGTCTGCTGAAGCGCGAGCGTGAGACGCGGCCCGATCTGTAGCTTCGACCCTCCGCGCAAGATCCCGATCTCGCGCGCGTGCAGCCCAAGCTCGCGCACGGCGCGGTCCTTCCACTGATCGAGCAAGTTCGAGTCCCGCATGATCACGAGCGCCGGCTGCTGCAACGCCGCCGCGACCGCGAGCGCGATCGTAGTCTTACCCGATCCCGTCGGAGCGCGGACGATCCCCTGCTCTCGCAAGAGGCACGCGTCGAGCGCCGCGGCTTGGTACGGTCGAAGCTCGACGCTCGGCTTCGGCCACGCGACCGCCGGCTGCTCTTCTCGATCGTCGATCCATCGGATCTGGATCCCGTGCTCGCGCGCGAGCTTGCGAAGCGTCGCCGTACCACCACGCGGAAGCGTGATCGAGCCGTCCGCGTTCACGGTGCACGTCACGATCCGCGATGGCACGCCGTACGATGCGAAGCCGATCGCGCGTTTCTTCGAGAACTCCGGGTTCGCGTGCGTGAACGCTGCGCGGAGGTCTCGCACGAAGCTCTTCGGGAGCCCCGCGGGGAGTCGGATTCGGGTGTCGAGACGAACGGTGATCATCGCCGGCCCCCCTATCATCCGCCGTCCGCACCCGAACGGAACGACCTACCGACACGTTCGCAGATCGACCGGCGTCGACACGCGTTCGAGCACCGTCGCGTGCGAGATCTCGGGCAACGTGTGGAAGCGGTTCGCGGTGTCACCGCACGAGACGACTCGCGTGCGCTGCGTCGAGCGGTACCACGGCGCGAACCACATGAACGACTCGCCCCCGCACGGATCGGGAACGTCACCCGCCGCCCACGCGTCGAGCACCGCGCCCACCTCCGCGGCTTTCCGCTCGCCCTCGAAGATCCGACACGCGTCGCGACCGCGCTCGTCGAGCCGTGGCACTCCCAGCACACACGCCTGATAACCCGTGAGCGACTCGAACTCGCCGCGACGATGCGCGCGGAGCGGCGCGGAGGTGTCGACGATGTAGTCCGCGAACGATCGCCCGCGGAACCGCGCCAGCCCGAGCCAGCGTCGCGTCATCGTCCACGCGATCGCCGCCGCATCCTTCCCCGACGACGACTCGATCCGCACCATCGCGACGAGCGACGCCTTCGCCGCCGGCGTCCATGCACAATCCGGGATCGGTCGCGTCTTCGGCGTCGCGATCTCCGGCACCACCAGCACCGGCTCGACACGTTCAGCCGTCTTCGGCGCCGCGCGTGTCTCCGGCGGAGACACCGTCGCCGCGGGTCGGTCGTAGGTTGCGCCGATCGAGAGCGTCACGAGAAGAGCCGTCGAAGTCAGCACACGAGCGAGAGCGAATCGAACCATAGGCGGTCGTACTACCACGTCGCCGACGACGACCAAGAAAAAGTGACGCCGGCTCGGTCGTCGCGGTAGCAGGGGGGAGGTGAGACCGCGACGCGTTCGAGCCGGCGTCGGAGTCGATTCTACTCCGCCCGCGGGGCAAACGCGAGACACCGCGAGACCACGATCAGAAACTCCGGCGGGATCGTGCGAGCGACCACGCACACCGTCGCGTGCGAACACCGCTCGCACGCGTTCGTCTCGCGTTGGATCGTCTTCCGAAGTCCGACTCCGTCGACGTCACCCCATCCGGGATCGATGTCGGCGGCGTCGAGCACGCGCGACCCGATCAACGCGTCACGCGTCGCATCTTCTCGCCCTTCGTCGTACGCCGACGCCAGCACCGCGAGCGCTCCGGCTTCGCCTTCGAGCGCTTCGAGCACCGCCGCGCGGATCGAGGTCTCGCCACGGTTCGCGATCACGTCCGAGATCCTCCGCGCGACGCCCTCGACCACCGCGACCACGACTTCGGCATCGACCTCGGCCTCGCCAGCCTCCGCCGCGAGACGGCGCGTGACGTCGTCGCCGCTACCATCCCCGCCCCCATCGCCGGAACTCGCCTTCTCGACGTCTCCGGAGGTCGTCACGACACGCGCTCGCACGCGTACGCCGGCTTGATCTCAGCCGCGAGGAACTTCCCCGCCGACGGCGACGCGATCAACCCCTCCCACACCGCCGCCGGCACGCCGTCGTAGACGTACGACGAACCACCGCGGAACGTCACGCGGAGCTTCGAGCGCTCCGCGTCGTATGTCGCTTCCGTGAGGTGCGACGAGTTCTCGAACTTGACCGAATCCATGCCCCGCCTGCTTTCCTACCGTGAGAGAACCACCGCCAACGCGCCAGCGCTACCCGCACCGAGCGCGAACCATAGCCCCGGACGCTGCCACCACCGCGGCCCCGCGCGCCGGCGCGCCGCGTCGCGCTCTCGTCGAGCGTCCGCCGCCGCCGCGCGGAGTTCTTCCGCTCGCGCGGTCCAGAGTTCATCGCGGAGTCGGAGCCGCTCCGCGGCCGCGGCGTCACGCGCCGAGATCTCGTCGGCGTGGATCGCCTGCAACGCCGCCGCGCGTTGCGCCGCGAGATCAAGCTCGAAGCGCAATCGCTCGATCTCTTGCCGCCATCGGATCGCGACGTCGTCGGGAAGTAGCATCCCCGCGAACGGCGCGGGCTCGCGCGGTTCGAGAGACACGATCCGAGGTTCCTGCGCTCGCACGCCGAACGCCGCCGTCAAGGCGACGACGAAGAACCCGATTGCAGCGATCGATCGAAGTCGTTCAGCCATTCCGACACCGCCCCCCGTCCACCATCGCGCACCCGCGCAAGCTCCGCGCGTTGCGAGTTCGCGAAGCCGGCGCGCCTTCGCGCTTGCTCCGCTTCGATCTCACCGACGCGCCCCTCGATCTCGTCGAGCCGTCGCCGTAGCTCGTCATCGATCCGCGCCTCCGCGACACCGGCATCGATGCTCGCCGGCGGGAGCGGCTTGTCCGGAACATGCGGCGTCGTCGGCGAACACGAACGACCGCCGGCGAACCCGACGAGCATCGCGAGCGCGAGCACCGCGGCACCGATCCCGAACGTCTTCGCGTTCACGACCGCCGCGTCGCGTACGACATGACGACCGCGCCCTCGAAGAGTCCGAGCACGAAGCCGTAGGTCGTGAGCATCTTCGCGTCGAGGTCGGGCGCGTAGACCACGCCCAGCGCTGCCAGCACGAGCGGCACTCCGAGAACCGCCGCCGCTCGAACCTTCTCGCTCTTCGTCATCGTGCCCCCTCGCCCGGCGTCTGCGCGTACGCCGCTTCCTCGTTCGTGTTCCCGTGATAGAAGCTCTCGCCGCGTAGCACCGCGACGAGCCCCGCGGACCAATACGAGATCCACGACGAGGTCGCCCACGCCGCGAGCCCCGCCAGCGGATGCCACGTCACCGCGATCGGGATCGCGTAGACGAGCGCCATGAGCGCGTGCGCCTCGATTTGCTCGACGTGCACGAGTTCGTGGTGGAAGACCTCCGCGCGTCGAACGGGGTCGAGCGGCGCGAGCATGATCGCGTGCCCGAACGTGGTGCCACCCCATCCGCGGTACCACGACCGCATCGGCCACGACTTCGGATCGAGGTCGACGACGAGACACCCGCCTTCGCGAGAGAGCTTCGAGCCCCATGCCGCGCGGACGAAGAGCACGATCAGCACCGCGACGAGATCGCTCGGTGCCGTGATCGCGTACCGAAGGAAGCCGAGCCGCTTCACGCTTCACCGTCCGGAGGTTGCGACGGCGACATCGTCGCGCGGATGCCCGCGCGCACTTGAAGCCATCGGCTCCCGAACTTCACCGACTCGTAGACCTGCCCGCACACCGCACCGGCTAACAGGAACCACCCGCACCGCGCCGCGATGCGCGCAGCCGTTCCTTCGATCGAGTCGATCGCATCGAGCGTCGGAAGCGGGATCAGCCCGAAGAGCGCGCCACCGGCGAGCGGGTGAAGTCGGAGCGTGAGGTCGTACCACGACCCCGGACCGCGCCACCCGAAGCGAGTCGCGATCGCCTTCGACGCGACCCCGATCTGGTACACGAGCAACGCGACCGCGACGAACGACCAACCCTGCTCGACGACGTGAGGCAACCAATCCGGCATGATCGGATCGTGCCCGTCGCGACCGTCGTCGTCAACCCACCTTCGCGCCCTCGAAGCCCGCGGCACGGAACGCGCCGAGAAGATCGTGCCCCGGATCGGCTTTGTTGTCCGTGAGGTGGTAGTGCCCGAGGTGCCCCGAGAAGCGTCGCAGGAAGTCACGCGGCGCGACGTTGGGGTAGAGCTTCCCATCCGTGCCCACCGGCACCGCGAGCGCGATCGTCGGCACCGCCTTCGACACCGCGCGCGCCAGCGCGAGCGCGGTCCGGATCTGCGCGGGGAAGAACCGCGCGAACTCGCGCGACCGCCCGTTCATCGTCGTGCGGTACATCCCGCGCTTCGGGTTCGGAGACGAGCGCCCCGGTCCCGTGAAGCCGTAGTTCGTGATCTCGGTCCCCCACGACTCCGGATTCCACGGGCCGGCGTCGTAGGTGTCGACCTCGATCGGATCGGCGAACTGCCAGAGCAAGCCGTCGGCATCGATCGCGGTCTCGATCCCGAGTTCGCGACCGTCGAGCACGCGGAAGAGCGCGCGCGCCGTCCCCTCGCCGCCGGTCCAATGCCAGACCTTCTTGCGGAGCGGCGTCTTCGAGATCACGCGACGACGCGCACCGTCGCCGGGCTTGAACTGCATCCCGTGATCGTGCCAGTTGAAGCACTCGATCTTGCCGCCATCGTCCGCGACGACGTCGACGACTCGCCCACCTACGATCAACCCGCTCGCCTTCATGCCGTCACCCTCCGCCCGGCGTCGGAGCCGGGATCGTTCGTCGTTCGAGTTCGTCGCGAAGCCTTCGGTTCTCGTCTTCGATGCGGTCGACGTGCTTCCGAATCGAGGTGAGGTCGTTCCGCAAGTTCTGATACGCGTAGAGGATCAGCCGGTTCGCGTCGCGGAGTTCCTTCTCGCGGCTCTCGCGTTCTTTGTTCTCGCGTTCGAGCGCGTCGTATCGCCGCTCGCACTCGTCGTTCCGACCTTCGAGCGTGCGTTTCGTCGACTCGTGATCGCTCTTCATCCGATCGATCTCGTCGCGATGCGAGTCGCGCTCTTGATCCATCCGACGTTCGAGCGATTCGATCCGCTTCAAGAGCCGATCGTTGACCGTGAGGTCGGCGTCGATCTCGTGCTTCTCGACCTCCGCCGTCGATTCGATCCGCTTGCCCTCGTTCTCCGCGTGCTTCTCGCTTCGAGCGCGGAGCCAAAGCACGATCTGCACCGCGAAGCCGCCGGCGCCGAAGATCGCACCGATGATCGCAAGCCCGAGAACCCAAGGGTTCGCGCTCGCCGCCGTGCTCGTGATCGTGCTCGCGTCCACGTCGCCCCCTCGCGTTGGTTCAGCTTGCGGTTCCGATGACCGTCGCTCCGGTGCCGTACCACGCCGCACCGTACCCGCTGATGTTCAGCGCGAAGACCTGCCCGTCGCCGGTGCACGACGCGTTGATCCCGCCGGAGTTCGAGTCGTAGCGATCGAGCACCCACTTGATCCCGTCGAGGGATTTCAGCACCGCGCCCGCTTCGCCGAACGCGAAGAACACACCGCGCGTCGAGTCATACTCGACGCGTCGAACGTGCGAGAGCGTGGGGGTAGTCGGGACCGTCGCGGTCGACCACGTCACGCCGGAGTCGGTCGAATACTTGATCAGCCCGTCCGCGCATCCCGCGACGACGAGCGCGCCGTTGCTCGCGAACGAGAGCACGCAATCCGTCGGCGAGTCTCGCAGCGTCCACGTCACGCCATCCGGCGACGTGTGGATCCGACCCGCCGTCGTGAGGTTCGTTCCCTGCCCGACGATGTAGTTCGTTCCGTTGTAGTGGATCGCGTTCGTCGTCATGCCGCTGGTCAACGATCGCGCGGTCCAAGTGATCCCATCGGTGGACGTGCGGACGTTCGTCGCATCGCTCGCGACCGCAAGCGACCCCGAACCACCGAGCACCCCCGCCGAGTTCGCAGACCCGAACGTGCGGACGGTCCACGTCACGCCGTCGGGCGAGGTCGTGATCGTGCCCGACGCACCGCCGGCGATCAGCCGAATCGGTCCGCCGACGAAGATCCCCGTGAGCGCGTTCGCCGTGCCCGACGTGCGACTCGTGAACGTGAGCGACGCCGACGGCGGAGCGGTGTAGATCGCACCCGCCGAACCGACCGCGACGAAGAGGTCGTTCGTCGAGTCGTAGCGCATCGCGCTCAGGGTCGGAGTTCCGCCGATCGTCGCTTCGGTCCAATCACCGTTGCCCGAGTTCTTCGAGTACGCGAAGAGCCCGCTTGCTCCCACGACCACCGCGGTCGCCTTGCCGTATGCGATCGCGTCGTAGTAGCGGGTCGTCGTCGGAACATACTTGAGTTCCATGCGCGCGACCTGCAACGCGTAGCCGTTGTTCGAGAGACCGAGCAACGCCGTGATCTGCGTCGCGAGCGTACCCGCCGCGATCGAGAGACCGCTGCTCGACACCGCCGCACCGCCGACCTTCGCCGTGCCAGTCGACGCCGCGAGGTCCGCCACGATCTTGTTGACCGTCGCGCGCAACGTGCCCGCGGAGAACGCCGACGCGTCCGCCCACGAAGCGATCGCATCGATCCCGATCTTCGCCGCACCGCTCCCACCGCCCGACGTGCTCGCGAGCCCCGTGACGATCGCAGCGACCCGCGAATAGATCGAGGTCGCACCGTTCGAGGTACCGTCCGCCCATGCCGTGAGCGCTTCGATCCCGAGCTTGCGAGCGCCGCTCCCGCTCGCGGTCGTGCTCGCGAGCGTCGAGACGATGCCGTTGATCACCGCGTAGAGCGTGCCAGCCGCGACCGTGCTCGCGTCCTGCCACGTCGCCGCGAGTTGCTCGATCCCGATCTTCCGCGCACCGCTCGCGCTCGCCGTCGTCGGCGCGAGGTCCGCGATGATCTTCGTGAGTTGCGCCGCGACCGTAGCCGCGGGATTCGTCGAACCGTCGGCCCACGCACCGCCGCCGGAGTAGTCGATCGCGGTCGCGTTGTGGCGATCCGCCGTCGCGCTCGCGTGGTCGTTGTAGAACCCGAGAAGTTGCCCGAGTGCATCCGCGAGCGACTCCGCGGAGATCGATCGCGGGTTGTCCGAGATCGAGAACACGACTTCGCGGCGCGCGGTCGAGATCATGCCGTTCGTGATCTGCGTCGTGCCGTACGTGATCGTCACGTCCGCGAGTAGGATCTCGTCCGCACGAAGCGCCGGCGCGACCGGCGTCACCGCTTCCGAGCCCTGCGCGACGTTCAGCCGGAACGACTCCGCGCGCTCGTAGTAGATCGTGACCGCGTTGCCGTCGACGCGGGGATCCGAGAGCGCGCGATCGAACTCTGCGAAGATCGAAAGGATCTTCGAGTTGCCCGGCGTGATCACCGTCGTAGCGACCGCCGACTCGTCGACCGAGAGATCGACGTTCTGCGTGCTCGCGATCGCGATGCGACTCCCGTTCTGATCGATCGCGACGCCCGGCCCCGAGACCTGCACCGTCATGTTCGGCGAGACCTGTTGCGTCACGTCGAGTCCGGCGACGACTCCGACGATCCCGAGGTCCGTGAACACGCGATCGATCGCTTCCTCGGTCTCGTCGAACGCTGCATCGAGTTCAGCCTCCGTGACCTTCTGCCGAAAGTAGAAATCTTTGCGATCCATGATGCGTGCTCCTTACGCGTGAAGAGTGAACTCGTCGCCGAGTTCGGAGAGACCAAGCTCGACGTGGTCGATCACCACCGGCGGAGTCGGTTCGTTCGTTCGGACGTGGTGAGTATGCGCCGGCTTGAGGTAGTCGACGATCGAATCGATCTGTGAGCGTTGCTCGTCCGTGAGAGTCACCGGCGAGTTCACCTCGAACGCGTAGAGCGCGAACGAAGACGACGGCGCGAGGTAGGTGTCGATCCCTAGCTCGTCTTCGCCGAGGATCCATCCTTCGTCGTTCAACGCCGTGATCGTGACTTCGACGCCGACGAAGAACCGGATCGCGTTGATGATCCCGACCTTCGTCCCTTTCTGCCGGTACATCGTGACGAGCACACGGATCAGCCGTCGCTTGTCGATCGTCGACAAGTCGAACGCGAACGGGTTCCCGAGCCCGATCAGCATTTGGTCGAGGTACGCGTCCGCGGCGGTGTCGACGTCGAGGATCTCCGGCCAGCGGTCGACGTCCGCGAGCAAGGTGTCGACCACTTCCTGCAAAATCGCGAGGAACTTGTAGAGATCGCGCGTCGTGTCTTCGTCGCGATTCAGCCTCGGGACCATCCACCACAAATCGAAGCGTCGTCGCGCATCCGCTTCCGGCTCGAACGCCACGAACGGCGCGCGATTGTAGGGCGAGATCGAGACGTTCCCGAACGCGTCTTCGACCCCGGTCGCTTCGACGAGGTACGTCGCACCGCGCGTGAGCGCGATCGACGTGCGGAGATCGTAGGTGTTCTCGTCGACCATCGTCGCCGAGACGATCGAAGCCTCGACGCTCGGTGCAGTCTGCCGCGTCAACGCCCACGACACGCCGGCACCGATGACCACGGGTTCGTCGAAGACGACGCGCACCGTGCTCGTATCGAGCGACGTCGCCGCCACCATGCGCGGCGCGGTCGTGTCTGCGATCGTGAACGACCACGCCGACGCGACTTCGATCAACGTCGCGGTCTCGCGAGACGTCACCGACACCGTCACGACTTCGAGCGACTCGAACGAAGCCGGTGGGATGATGTCGAAGCGCTGCGTGAACGCGAAGCCGCTCGGCTGCGAGATCGAACCCGACCATCCGAGTTGCCATCCGCCGACCGCACCGTCGTACGCGACGATCCCCGCGACGACGACACGCGTCGCCGTGAGATCGATGTCTCCGACGTCGGGCGCGATGATGTCGAATCGGATCCGAGTCGCGCTCGCGATGCCAGTTGCACCGCTCGCCGGGAATCGGTTCGCGACGAACGGCGCGGTCGCGACTTCGTCGACGACTGCATCGATGTAGACCGCCGGGATCGTGAGTTCGACCGGGTCGAATGGTCCGCCGGCGGGAGCGTCTACCGCGAGCCCAATGGACACGTCGTTCGATACGAGCCCACGAAGCGGGATCGCGAGGTCGTCGTGCGTCGTATCCTGCCCAACGTCGACCGCGATCGGGAGGTAGATCGTCGCTCCGAAGTCGTACGATCCGCCGAGTTCCCACGTCCACCCCGCCGGCATCGTCGACGTAGGCCCGACGACACGGGCACGAAGACGAACGACGTTCGATCCGAGCGGGATCGACTGCGCGAGATACGCCGCATCCCCGTCATTGAAGAACCCGGTCCGCCCCGGCTCTTCGGAGCCGAGCACGAAGACGAACGAGCCATCGGGCGCGACCCATCGCGTCGGAGCGATGCGCCCCGAGAGCGTTCCTAGTCGTCGTTCGAGTGTCCCGAGATCGGCCACGCCGCCCCCTCAGAGTTGCCGGTAGATCTCGACGTGGTCGAAGAACGCTCGCCGCGTCACGTCTTCCGTGCGGAACCCGAAGCCGCAACGCCCCGCGGTGTACGGCGCCGATCCGGAGTTCACTCCGAGCGCGTCGTCGACGAACTCCGCCATGCCGGCGATCGCGGTCCACACCGGCGCGGAGCCGATCGGGTTCGCGTTGAGGTCGTTCTCGAAGACCTGCAGCCGAACGTCGCCGTTCAGGTTGACGATCATGTCCAGGCGGAGGTGAACCCACTCGTCGATCGCCTTCGTCGTCGTCGAGCGGCGGAGCACTCCGGAACCGAGCGGCGCGACATCGGGAAGACCTCCGACGAGCGCGCCCTTGCGGAGCGTCACGCGCGACGGATCGCCGTCACCGAGTCCGAGGATGTAGCCGGAGTCGTTCACGCTCGGTCCCTGCAACCCGACGAAGAGCATCGGCGCGAAGCCCGTCGTACCGCCGCCGGGGTAGCGCTTCATCGCGCCGGTGATCCGCGCACCCTTCGCGGTCGGCGCGAAGCTCGCGAGGTTGCAGAACAAGCCGACCGCACCGATCGAGACGTCGAGCGAGTTGAATCCGAAGACGAACGAGCCGCCGCCCGACGGCGGTGTGAATCCAGCCGTCACGCCACGATCGACGCTGCCGATCGCGAGCCCGTCGTTCAGGTAGGTCCAA